AACAAGCTCAAGCACGTAAAGAAAAAGCTCAAAAAGCAGCAGAAAGTAGATGGAATAGTATGCCTAAGCATGCTCAAGCATCCTCAAGTATGCTAAACGATGCCATTATAGATATAGATATAGATAAAGATATAGATAAAGGTATAGATATAGATAAAGAGATAGTTATAGATAGAGTTAAAGAGTTTGATGAAATATTTGAATAAGATGAGAAAGATAGTATACTTGTTAATAAGCTTTATGGTATTGTTAACCTCTTGTTCTAAGCAAGAAGATATATGCGGTGTAATTCTTGGTGGTTACAGTGAATGGAATGATTACTACCTTGAGTACAATTACTACTTCAGACTGGATGTAGATAATAAAGCTCAGGTTGATGAGTTAACATTTAACTCTTTCTCAGTAGGAGATTATATATGTTTAGATTATTAAGATATGGAAACAAAAATATGTACAAAGTGTGGTAAAAACTTACCCATAACAGAATATTATACAATAAAAAGTAAGTATGCAAAAACGTATACATACAATTACTGTCGTAAATGTCATTATGAAAAGATGACTAAACATACGGCTCACAAATGGAGAAAGGATAATCCTAAACGTTGGAGCAAGGATGTTCAAAAAGCTCAACAGGCAATGTTTGGTAGAGACCGTAAAGGAGTGTATCTGCTTGTAACTACTAAAGGTTTATATGTAGGTAGTACCGATAAGTATGAACACAGAATAAAACAGCATAGAAACAGTGATTTTGGTGGTAATATGAAACATAAAGGAGCATTTGTAATTTATGCTATTCTGTTAGAAGAGATAGATAGTAAAAGAAAGAGATTACAAAGAGAAAAGTATTGGATAGCAAAACTTAGACCAAGATTAAATATAGTTTACAACCCAGACTACCAGAAGACATACTTAGGAGGTTACGAAAAAAAGTAAAACTCTCGGTCTTAGTTACTCTACCTATTTATGAATATTAAGGCTATCACAAAGATAGTGTAATTATTTATTAACCTATTAATTTTTTCTTATGAACAAAGAGGAATTAAAAACATTGGTTAAAAAATACTTTAATTTGACGGAAAATATTACAACTGAAAATAACGAAAAAGTGAAAGAACAATCTTTTACTGAAGCTACTCTTGCTGATGGAACCAAAATTACCAATATGGTAGATGGAGATTTCGAAGTAGGACAAACTTTACATGTTATTACAGAGTCTGGTGAACATGTGTTAGCTCCATCCGGGGAACATACCACAGAATCAGGTATTGTAATCACCGTTGATGGTGAAGGTATTATAACCGGTGTTCATCACCCAGACTCAGAAGGAGATGGTTCATTAGCAGAACAAGAAATGGCTGCTGAAGAAACAACTACTGAAGAGAATAAAACAGAACTGGCCGAAGAAGAAGTAATCGAAGAGGTTACTATGGAGGACGGTGATGTAAAAGAGGCTATTATAGAAGCAATTGCTGAAGTAGTAGCACCTGAAATCGAAGCTATGAAAAAGAAAATGGCTGAGATTGAGGAAGCAATGAAAGAGCATATGAGTGCTCCAGCTGCCCAACCAACAAAAGAGTCTAAATTTGCAAAAGAAGAAAAGTCATTAGATTTTTTATCTAATAACTACAACTTTAAAAAAGCACAATTAGACGCAATCTTAAACAAACGTAAATAACCTATAAAATTTAAACATTATGGCATTAGATGTCTCGGCTTTAAATGATTTCTCGAATGAGGTAGCTGGTAAAGTAGTACCAAGAATGGTATTCGAAGGATATACTACTTCTGTACTTCCTATCCAAACTGGAATCAAATATCAAGAGCCACTTAACATTTTTGACACTACATTAGTAGTTCAAACTGGAGATTGCGTATCGAGTCCTTCTGGATCTTTCACTGCAACTCAAAAAACTATTACCGTTGCCCAAAGAACTTCTTTCGATGGTCTTTGCTTGGATCAACTTAACCCTAAATACTTAGGTATTTCTGCTTTAGATGCGGGTTCGTATAATGAAACCTTCAAATTAGCTGAAGTTTACACATCTCAGATTGTAAACCAAATGAAGAAAGAAGATGACCTTTGGTTGTGGAATTCTGACAACCTTTCTGGTCTTACTTCTGTAGCTTCTGGATCTGTATTAGTTCCTGAAGGAACAGGATCATTTACTTCTACTACTGCATTAGATATTTTAGATGCTTATATCGCTGATATTCCTTCTGATATTGCAGACCGTGATGATTTGACAGTATGGATGTCAGTTTCTAACTTCCGTCAGTACATTGCTGCACTTCGTAAAACTAACAACTATTACGATGGTTCAGTAGATGGATCAAGAGCTGCTCAAGGTACTTTAATGTCTCAGTATCCTTTTGCTAACGTAAAAGTAGTAGGTACTCCTGGTATTACAGGTGGACGAATCGTGCTTATGCCTGATGCATATGCAGTAATTGGAACAGATACTTTAGAAGATATCGATAACTTCCAATTATTCTACGATATTAGAGAAGATAAGCTTTTCCACAGACTTAAGCATAAGTTAGGAGTAGCTGTAGCCTTCCCTGAGTATATTCTTACAAATAACTTATAAGAAGCAATAATAAGGGCCGGCTTATTGGTCGGCCTTTTTTTTAACTAATTTAAAACATATACAAAATGGCATGTAGTTTAACTTCAGGTATAAGTTTACAATGTAGAGATAATATTGGTGGTATTGACGCTATCTATATTTTATCTGGATCAGTAAGCTCTATTACCGATAGTGCAGGTGCTATTTCTGACATTAATGGATCTGGAACTTTCTTTAAACTTAACCTTCAAAGAGGGGTAGGTGATTATACAGAAACTCCAACACCATCGTTAGAAAATGGAACCGTGCATTATGTACAAACAATCAACGTGGCATTTCCAAAATTAGATGCTTCTTTAAGAAATCAGGTAAACGTACTTGTAAAATCACCTGATTTAAAAATCGTAGTTCAGACTTCAAACGGAGCTGATGACAATGTAGGAAAATTCTTCTACGTAGGACGATACAGAGGAGCAACTGTAACTGGAGGTGCCGGTACTACCGGAACAGCATTTGGCGATGCTAACCAGTACGCACTTACATTTGAAGCAAACGGAGAACCTTACCCAGCAGAAGAAATCACCACATCAGGTGCTTTAACTGACGCTTTAACAGGTATCACTGTAGCATAAATTAACTTAGAAACAGGGGTTAGGTTTTAGGCTTAATCCCTTTTTCTTATATTATAAGTAATGATAAACTTCTACAGAAATAATCCTACTAATACGTTTGCAGTATATCCAGACTATACATCGTCATATTCTGATAGACCGGACGTTAGGTATACTTTTACTTTAGATCAGGATTATGATAGGAGTTTAACTACCTTTACCGGGTCTTTAATTAATACACCAACCAGAGTTAATCCAAGACTTGTATTTCAAGTAACAGGTTCAGCAATACCTGAATGGAGTGGTTTGTATACGTTTACTTTACAAGAATCATTAAAAGTATCGTATAAGTGGGGACAAGCTCATTTTATTTGGAATGACTATCATGTTAGATGGTCAGAATTAAACAACGACATTAGTCAATCACTAATAGACTCAGATAGAGCTAAAGTATCTGGCAGTGATGCAATAAACTTTCAATCATATACAACTTCATCTACAGAATATATTTATGATAGTGGATCAACACCACCAGACAACATACAGTATACAGGTTCAGTACAAACTGGAGCTTACATAACATATCATTTATAATGGCAAATAAAACAAATACAAAAAAGATGCACTTTGCTAAACTTGAGAGGTTTGCTACACCTCTTTTGTCATACAAAGAAAAGTCTGATGGTAAGTACGTTCGCAGTGGGAATGATAATAATTTTCCACAACATATAATCGAATTATATAACAGATCATCAATACATGCAGCAGCAGTAAATGCAATCGTAGAAGCAATTGTAGGAGAAGGTCTTACTGCAAATCAAGAAACATTTTTAGATAAAGCCAATCATCATAACGAAACATGGAACGATATATTCAATAAAGCTGCTTTAGACTTTTATTTACATGGTTCATTTTCTTTAGAGATTATTTGGTCAAGAGACAGAAGTAAAATAGCAGAAGCATATCACATTGACTTCTCTACTATTAGAGCACAAGAAAAAGACCATAGAGGTCATATACCAGGATACTACATATCAGAAGAATGGAAAAAATACAGTGAAGTAGGAGAAGATGTTCATTACCTACCTGTATTTAACCCTATGTTAAAACAGGATCAACCTTCTCAAATTTACGTTAGTAAAGCATACAGACCTGGACAACAATATTATCCGCTACCGGTTTATATGGGAGCGTTAAAAGTAATTGAGTTAGATACAGCAGTAGATAGCTGGCATGTTTCTAACATTAACAACGGCTTGGCTCCTTCACTTGCCATAACAACGTTTATGGGAGCATCAGTAGATGATGTAAGAGTAGTTGAAGAGTCTTTAAGAGCTAACTATGGAGGAACAGAAAATGCAGGATCACTTCTATACATGGATGTAGATAGTCCTGAAAATGCTCCTAAAATAGAACCAATACCTCAAAATGGTGCAGATTCATATTATTCAGATTTAAATGATATGACTATTCAGAAAATACTAACTGCACACAGAATTACTTCACCAATGTTATTAGGTATTAAGACAGAGGGTCAACTTGGTGGAAGAGAAGAAATGATTGATGCAATGTTATTATTCCAACATAACGTTGTACAACCTTTACAGCAAGATATTCTTAGATCTTTTGAAACTATCTTAGAAGTTAACTATCCAGATATTGTTATTGGTGTAGATACCAAACAATTATTTGAGGACGGTACAACAGAAGAAGAAGTAGTTACTTCAGTAGAAGTTACTGATCAAGAAGATCAACAAATTAACGAAGATACTAACCCATTAATCTAATAGTATGACTACAACTTTTTTAATTAGTGAAAACGTACTTAGAACTTACACCGACATTAATAATAATGTTGATAGTGAGTTAATTAAGAATGCCATTAGAGAAAGTCAAGATATTTTACTTCAGTCTACTATTGGAACTAATCTGTATCAAAAAATTATTACCTTAGTAGATGATGGTACAATTACTGATGCTGGTAATAGTAATTACAAATATCTTCTTGACAATTATATTCAAGATTATTTACTATATGCAGCATATTATTATGCTTTAGACTCAATCTACTTAAGAAGCAGAAACAACGGACTATTACAACCAGACGGGGGAGAAAATAGCAATGCTGTAGACAGAACTCTTTATAACCAAAAAAGACAAGTAGTTCAAAATAAGATGGAATACTATAACGATATGTTAACTAAGTATTTAATCGAAGAACAAAACTTATTCCCAGAGCTAAACAACAGCGATAAATTATACGAAACCAGACCTGATTATAGTACTAAATACGGACAACCATTTGCTTTTAGACGTAATACAATGAATGCAGCATATGCAAATCAATACGGTATACCGGTATATGATAGTAACTATCCTCAGTTTCCTCAACCATACTTTGGATACGGTAGAACTTCAAATAAACCTAAATAAAAATACTAATGGGAGTAAATCTTACCAACTTATATATTGACGAAACATTTCAGAAACTTGTACAGATAGACGGCAATGCAATATCTGATGGTACAGGTTCTGCTATTACTTCCTTAGATATAACTGCATCACATGCTGTAAGTGCTTCTTATGCTGTATCTTCATCACACACTCTAAATGCAAATACAGCCACTTCAGCAAGTCATGCAATAAACTCAGATCTTGCAGTAACAGCATCATATGCTATTAACAGTACACCGCAAGTAAGTGCTTCTTATGCTACTTCAGCATCACATGCTTTACAAGCAGATAATGCAACCAGTGCTGATTACGCTACATCAGCCTCTCATGCTGTAAATGCTAACACAGCTTCAAATGCTCTAAAAGTAGATATCAACGCACCTTTAGACTGGAAGTATATCGTAGGAACAGATGGAGATATAGGGTTCCAAAAACTATATGGTAACCTTCCTCAAATCAACAACACAACAAATGCTATATCGGCATCTACTTTTATAGGAGCTTTACAGGGTAACGCTACATCAGCTACCGTAGCTTCTTCAGCAGCATCAGCTAACAAAGTATCTATACAATCTCCAGGTTTTGATTGGAAATATATAACAAGTGTAGATGGTTTAGGTACCCAGTATGTATATGGTAACAGTCCACAGATAAACGACCAATTAAATGCTATATCAGCATCATCGTTTACAGGTAGTTTACACGGTACAGCATCATATGCTTTAAACGCTAACGTAGATTCTGGATCATGGGATGGACAATATAACTCCCCTACCCCTGTTCTTATCAGCTCATCTCTTGTACAGCTTAAAGCAAGTGATGTTGAAATATATGGAGATTCATCAGCACCATCTCTTAGAGTTATAGCACCAGAAGGTTCTAACGGAGCTGTAAGAGCAAGTGTTTACGGAACAGGTTCAGTAGGCTACCCTATTGGTTTTCAAGCTAACTATATTTCAGGTGGACTTTATTACGTAGGTTTGGCTATGCAGTTTGATGCTACCGATCCAAATAATGTTAAACCTATCTGGTATATGGATAGTAACGGTAACGGTTCAACAATCGTATCAGAAGATCTTTTCTCGATAGATATCTTAAACGGAGATCCTTTAACCATAAACGCACCTACAATCTTTACAGCTGGTGCTACAGGTTCTCTTTTTGGAACAGCCTCTCACGCTATATACGCTGAGACAGCCGGTACATCAGGTACATCACAATATTCAGATAACACCATCGTATATGGTAAAAACTTATCTGGAGGAACAATAGAAAAAGGAACACCTTTATACTTTACAGGTTCAGGAACAGCAGGTAACATAGTTGGTGTATATCCAGCAGATGCTTCTAACCCAGCTCGTATGCCAGCAGCAGGTGTTGCCGGTGAACAGCTTTTAGATGAAGCAGAAGGAGTAGTTCTTTTAGATGGATTTATCAACGGTGTAGA